TTCATCATTTTTTTCAAGTTTCAAAGGAACAACCTTGTAATAAAACTTTGGTTGTTCAACCATCACCTGACCATTTGAACCATCTTCAATATAACCCTCATCGCCATAATAGGCATTAACCACACCAGCGTCGGACAGATTGCACCTTCTTCTGCCACCAAAAGCAGAAATACTGTCAAAGTCTGCGCCTGCCGATCTTTTGACAGCACCGGCTAATCTAGTGAAGGTTTTATTTTCGTAATCTATTTCAACGCCGTATATATCGCCTTCAACATATCCAACAAAACCAGCCAAGTCTGCAATTTTCTCATTGATTACAATAATATCTGCTTGTGTAGCACCACCAGAACCACTAATAATTAACCTATTGCTAAACATAATAGCACACCTCTTTTATGTATCCCAGAATATAGCCTGATATGTAGCAGAAGAATCTGATATAATACTTAACGACCCTTTGACAACTAAATCTATCGCCTGTCCTGTATATAGTCTAAAAGCAGTTTCATTTGTTACTGCTGTTGCAAGTGGATTTATCCATATACTACCAGAAATACAAGCAAAAGTTATAGCATTCCCATTGACAGGTATGGAAACAGCAGTTGTCCCAAGTAAAGTAACTCCAATTATCTTTTTAATCGGCGCAAAAGTATCTCTAACATAGCTCACCATAATACACAACTCCTTATTAAAAAAAGGCAGGCATAACGCCTGCCTCTAGGCTTACGCTATTTCGATATAATCAATTATAATGTCTGCAACAAGGCCAGCAACGCTGTCACCCAAAGTATAACTTATTTTCTTTCCGCCACTCCCAGTATCAGGAACAGGCGCATAGAAAGAATTACTTTCTATTGTCTGTACTTCTTTTAACAGCACACCTTTAGTAGCAGATGCCAAAGACCCTTTAACTATACCTGCCGTACCTACGGAAACGCCGTCAAGATATCCATCTGCGTCTCCTGAAGCAGATGACAGAGTGCCAACGTCTATTGTTTTAGTGCCGGCAGTAGCCGCTGTCTTTACATTAACAAATACATCTACAACGATTGCGTTAGCAGGCAAGGACCAGCCACTATCCTTTTCCGTACCTGCGCCGGCAACTGAAACGGGCAATATTTTAATCTTTCTGACAGCGCCTTTAACAGAAATATCCAACTCATTCAGTTCAGCAGCGGTAGACGTAATCGCTATGCCTGCCTGATAAATCGTGCCATCTTCGTCAAATACAGGTTTGATAGCGCCTGCCGAATTATACACACTGTAATCATACTTATTGTTTGCGCTGTTAAAACGCCAACCCTTTATAGCTCTTTTATTCATAGTCATTTCCTTTCATTTAATAGAGAGCATAGCCATCTTTCAGGCTATGCTCATCACGACCTTTAATTAAGCACCAGTTGAACCAACCATGCCATATCCGGGGCTTATAATGCCAACACCATACATTTCCTGTGCAGCACCTCTAAACACCTGATTGTTATTCTCCCACCACGTTCTAATCCACATCGCACGCTTCATCTGCAAGATAGCGCCAGCGTCTTTCATTGTGCGGTCAAGCAAGAACCAAGGCGAAACGCCAGTCGTTTCATTGTAATCAAGATACTTATTTACAATGACTCTGATCGGCATGACTTCGTTGACCACGTTCTTTGTATTGCTCAATTCAAGAGCCATCAACTGCGACTCCAAGAGAGCAAGAGCGACATAGAGCTTATTCGGGTGTATCAGCAAGTGCGTCGGCTCTGTATCGAAAAAGTCGCCAGCCTGATCGTAAATAAAATTGAATCTGTTCTTCGCTTCTATCAATGTTTCCACGCCAAGCGCACCTGTGATCTTGTTGTCATTTACTTTCGATGATCTCTGCAATGGGTGCGAATCTGAAATGGAAGCAACGCCATCTGCACCTGTATCTGTAAAAGCGCCGTTATAAAGATCAGCACACTGTCTTTCCTTATAAACACGCATAACTCTTACAAGCGGTGCGCCGAAAGTAGCTTCCACAACATTCTGCAAATCGTATTCCAGCGACTCAAGGGACGCTTCTACGCCTTTTGATTTAGTTGTAGACGTAATGTTCGTTTTCAGATATTGCTGAATACGATCAAATTTAATAATGTCCGCTTCTTCGCGTTCCTCGGCAGGCCCGATATTGCCTACCGTTGTATAACTGCCTATCCTTCTCTGCATATTTATTTCTGTTACGATAGACGTATAATATGTCTTTGCGGGCACTTTTGCGCTTCGGTTAAAGACCAAGTCAACGCCGGCCTCTGTCATTCTAACGATATCACTAATTCTAGTTCCAGCCATTTATTATCATTCCTTTCCTTACTGTTTCCTGTTCTACAGTGCCAGCTTCAATGAAGTTGTCGGTATTGTTACATATGCTTTCTTTGCGTCATTATCATATCCAACCAAGACAAGACAGCCACCGGTCGTATCGTCAAGATTGATGTAAAATTTATGGCTTGACACATACACGTCATATGTCGTTCCAAGGTCAGTGTCTGCAAAAGATGTTTTCGTTGTACCCGACTTATAATCAATTTCCATAACAGCACCATTGATGGACTCTATAGAACATTTAGTGCTTTTCTTCGCATCTTCAAGCGCAACGCCAAGTATGCCTGTAACGGCTTGACTCGTTTGTGCGGCAACAGCCACAGCACCCGAATTATCATATAAAAGCTCGCCTTTATAAATATCAGCGCCAGAAGCGACTACCCAGTTAATTGTTTTCTTTGGATTTGTTCCATGAACAACGATCATAAATAAATCATTCCTTCCTGTATTTGTTAAATTCTTCCATGCTAATCGGTTTACCTTCGTTGAACAATTGCTCTAATCTGCGTTTGAACAACCGTTCTTCCTTTGTTAATGTTTTTTCGATTGAAGCTAAAGCTGCTCGTTCCGCTGAAGATGTCGCACCAGCATAAACGCTTCTCGAATATTCACCAGCAGCAGCACGTATCGCACGTTCTTCGTAATCCGGTTTAGGGTCTCCGAACAAAGCTCTGCATATCTGCTCTGCAGTTAAATCTGCTGCCTGTGCTTTCTCCATAATCTCCTGCGAACGTTCTCTTGCTTCAGGATACATAGCAAAGACATCTGCATTATCTCTTTCAAATTTAAGGACAGCCAACTGTTCTTTAATCAATTTGTTTTCAATGTCCTGTTCCGCATAACGCTTAGCAGTTTCTTCGTCGTGTCCTCTTTCTACATATTGAGCAACAAGCGACTCTTTTGCCTGCTTATTAGCGTCTTCCTGAAGCTTTTTCTTTAACTCCTGATTTTCTTTCTTCAACGCTATTACTTTTAATTCAGCCGGAGTAGGCTTGCGTTTAGGCGGAGTCTTTTTCTTTTCTGTCTGTTCTGTTCCAGTTTCTTCCGTTTCTTCTGCTTCTGTTTCTTCTATTTCTGTTTGTTCTTCTTCTTCAAGCTCTTCGTCTTCGTCAACAGAACTATCCACGATAAATCCTTCGTCATCTACATAGAAATCAGAATCAGTTTCTTCCACGCCTAAATCAGCAACATCGTTTTCTTTTTCCTTAGCCATAAAAACACTCCTACGTATTTACCGCTCGCCAGCGTAATGTCTTGTTCAGAGTACAAGCGGACTCAATAAAGAGCATATGCTCTCATTTCCATTATATTCATGCTGTCAATAGTTAGTGCCAAATTGACAGCACTAAATTATTGCAGGATAATTGAAGTGAAGGTGAAATAACAATGCAAGAAATAACACAAATCAATAATTTTATTGAAACGACAGAGGAAGAACTGGACAAACTCAAGGAATTATGCAAAGACATAAAAGTATTATTCGATAACCTTGTCGAAATGGATTGCATAAACAAAGAACTTCCTTTCTGTCGTAATATATAAATAAGAAAAGAGCTGGCCGATTTGGCCAACTCATATCGAAACGTTTTATTTTTTGGATTTTTTCTTTTTCTTCTTTTTAGACAATCCTGCTTCAGACATAGCAATAGCGACGGCCTGTTTCTGCGGATATCCTTCATGCACCAGTTTTGCAATATTCTCCGATACTACTTTTTTTGATTTCCCCTTTTTCAACGGCATATTTCTCACTTCCCTTCCTTATTGCCTGTTCTTTTTGTAATTTTTATTTCCGGTTCTTCTTTTGCGGCTTTAATGTCTTTCGGCCTGTTTTTCAAATGCTTGATAGATGGCGACTCTTCAACGACTTCGACTGCTTTTTCAATAATAACCTTCTTGTCTGACTTGCCTGAATCTAAGGCGGCCAAAACATTCTCCAGTTCGTCAACAGACGCATTGAAAACATATTCCTCTTTCATTCCTTTCTCTTCTATTTTGTCCAGCAGTTCCGCTCTTTTCTTGACAATATCAAGCTGCAGCGGCTTTGTAATATCGTCTGTCAGTCTTTCGTATATGATTTTATAATCAGGATACATTTTCTCTAAGACTTCTCTGCCTTTTGGCGTCATCTGTTCAGGGTCATGGATATAAAACGCTATAATTCTGCGCTGTTCGTAATGAGGGCAGGCATAAAATCCATATTCTTTCATAAAGCCTATTGCCTTGGAACAATTTCCGCCCATAAAACGGTTTGGATTGATGTTGAAATCAGACAACGGCTTCATTCCGCCATTTATGGCATTATACGGGATTTCTTCTCCTGCCAGTTTATTGCCGGCTATAACATGGGGAAAGTATAAAGTCTTGGTTTTTCTGTTTTCCATATCCTTACTCCTTTATTTCTTCTAAATCTTCAGGCATATCCGGTTTTTTATTGCCCAAATGCTCGACAATAACAGGCTGATCTTCTGCTTTTACATCAAATTTATGCAGTTTAGGCGCTTCCATGGCTTCCGCTGTTTTCTCGTTATGCTCCAACATGATCTCCAGTGTGTCAGATATGAATTTTCTAAGCATATAATTAGCGGTCATATCCACCGCATAGTCCAAATACTCGGTAAAATCAGGCGGAGCTTTCTTTTTCAGTTCCATTGTTATCCATTCTTTTAATGTAATAGGCTTAACAGTGCTTATCCCGCATCTGAAACAAGTGCATTTTGAAACATATCTTCCATCTTTCAATGCTACTCCATCGTAAACAGCCAGCGTTTCGCAACGACCACAGATCGGATATTCCAAAATATCCATCGGGTTATAGCCAGTCATAACAATTTTATACATCAACTCATTGTTCTCGAATAATTTTTTGGCAAAATTCGGATAAATTTCCATCAACGCCTTATAGACACCGTAAGAGTGATCGTCAGGCATGGCAAAAGAATTGAATACAACCTTATGTGCGTCGCTCATAGACTTAATCTCCTCTTATCCCTGTCCAGCATTTGCGGCACTGTGCTTTGCAGTGTTTCCGGTGCGACCTGCATTTCCGGCGGAGCTTCTGTTCCTGCCTGCGCTGTCAGTCCTTGTGGCACTTGCACTGTTCCTGCTGCACCGATCGGGTTCATAGCCGTATTCGGCATAAAGGCTTTCTTTACCTCGCTTATAATTTCATCGTCTGTGCGGAGCTTCATGCCCAGCAAATCTTCCATGACCTCACGCATTTTATCCGGCGAAATCAACGGCTCAACTGTACCTGTTTCCTTATTGAAAATCTGTATCTGCGACAGGCCCAGCAGGATATTATACATATCAATCCTGCTTCTCGGCATGGCTTCTCCGATAATAACCGTCGTTTCAAAGTCAATATCCACCAATACAGGCTTTCCGTTTTTCGTTGCGACTTCAAATTCAGGCACTTGCAGCTTGTCTGTTTCCATAAACAGGTTGATAGCCTGTTCAATGGCGTCGCCTGTTACCGGAATAGCGGCAGGCTGCTGCGCAAGTTCTTCCACATCAATATATTCCGACTTATTTTCTCCGATATACGCCCAAAACGGCTTGTCCCATTTTTCAAGACACAGTTTCAGAGCGTACATATCCGCCCATTCCATGGCTCTTGCCAAATCTGTTTTCTTATCCTTTATCCCGACTGACCCCTGCACAACCTGCGTTCTGATCTGCGTGGCTGTTGCAGAAACACCGGACATCGTGCCTGTCATAATCTCGTGGAATCTTGTTGCTCTTTGCGACACGTCCTGCAAATAGGAAATCATGTTCTGCACAACAGGACTGATACCTGCGGCAGGAACAGGAAAGACATATTCTCTCGGACTGTTCGCAATAATAATATCTGCTGGATTTGATGTAATCTGCCCGTCTGCTATCTGCGCTTTAGGGTCTATAAACAAATGCGGTTGTGCGTTGAATCTTGCAGCCAGTTCCAACTCGTCCGTCAAATTATTGACTGTATGCTGGATATTGCGCAACAGAACACCATCGCCTATGCCGAAAAACTTACCTTCCTGCGGAATCATTCTGCTGGCAAAGAACGGATATTCGTTATTGACAAACTTATAATAAGGCTTAGCAGGATCTGATACCCTGAATATCAATCCATTTGCGTCCATTTCAATCAACTGAAGATTATGCTGCTCGTTGTTTCTTGTCCAGACATGCAGTAAAGTAAACGTCGTGCTGTCGTCAACAGATACATCTGTATCAGCTTCGTATGAAGAATAACCCGCAATCAAGGCGTCAGCATATTTGTCTCCGTATTCTTCTCTTGCCCAACTGATGGGCACATATCCTATTTCGTGAATAATGTATCTTGCGAACTGAATATCTTTTACGTCTTTTATCGCTCCGTCCACGATAACAGAACCTATATTGCACTTGACAATTCTTGGAAATCCTTTAGGCTGCGATGGGACATTCCCGAATCCTTCTTCCCACATAACCGTCCCGAAAGCATTGCCGTATAAATCGTAATCTCTTGCGTAATCTTTGAAATGATCGACAAACTTGCAGCGTTTTCTGTAATACTCGCTTGCTGCGTCCAGTTTAGGCATAAACTTTCTATGTGCCGGGTTGTTGGAATAATGTCTGAAATCAATTCTTGACTCCATTATACTGGCAACCTGTCCTTCAACGGTTGGCGTAACAATAGGAATAAAACTGTTGGGGAAATCAGGGTCGTCAGGAACAGGCGCTCTTTCGCAAAGATATTGTCTTTTCAATTCTTCCCAAAGCACGCCGTATTCGCTTTGTATTTCCGCTTTGCGCAAAGCATATTGCAAAGCGTAAAAAGAACCTCTTTTCTTTTCTTCGTCAGACATCAAGGCGTCCCAGTATTCGCCGGGCATACCCTGCTTGTCTTTATCTTCGTAAATCTCAATCAATCCCATGTTCTTCGTCCTCTATTGTGCGCACCGCTTTTGCGTGTCTTTTGTACGCTTGATAATCGTACAGGCCGTCCCTGTTCTTATATATATCCAATTCCTTTATTTCTTCGTTCTGCCTGACAATCGCTTCTGAAATCTCTGTCAGACTTTGCATGATGGATACAACAGCTTCTTCCACTGATCTCAATCTCTTGCTGACATCTGATATCTGTTCTCTCAGCATTTCCGCATGATACTTGGTCAACCGGTAAACTTCTTCGTTGCTAACGTGCATATCTTGACCCCTTTCTCCTCATATAAGGAAATTGATATTCTTCCATGTAAGCCCCATGCTCTTCCAAATACTTCTGCATAGCGTAATACGTAATTCTTCCTTCCGCTACTGCGTCCTCAAGCTCTTCTCTTGTCCAGTACCCTGACAACTTCCGCACTTCTGACTGCAATTCAAACGTTTGCTGTCCTCTTGCCTGCAACAGTATGGCGTAAGACATAACAAGATCGTCAAACGCTCCGTTTTCAGCACCCCACCATATCCCCTTCATTTTCTTCTGCTGCACAGTAAATGTCAACATTTCTGAAAGTGTATCGATATCGTTGATCAAGTGCATATTGTCCCTCGTATATTCCACCATTTCCGACAGCATGGTCTGTCTGTTGTCCTTGCCTGTGCGAAATCCAAAACGATCGACAGGCGATACAGCAACAGAATCAGACGAACCCATACGCCTGTATATATTCGGATAATTTCTCTGCGCAAAATATTTGATCGGATAAGAGTCGAAATTCGCTTCAGGACAATACAAAGCATAATTATAATAGCAGCAAAGACAATAAACCTGCTCCACGCAATAATCGACAGAACCGTTTGAATGGAAAACAGCGACCTGCTCGCCGGTCGTATTGTCGCATACCTGTGCGGCATAATAATCTGACCCGTCTCCGGCCGTATCGACCGCTACAACATACGGATATCTTGGCTTCCTGTCGCTGTATATCTTGATATCGCCTTCCGTACTCAGGACAAACTCCAAAGACTCGTCCAGCTTATCTTCGTCCAACAGTCCTTTGTTGTTTCGGGCAAATGTAAAATAACCAATAGAGTATGGATTTTTGCTGTATTTTTGTTCCAGTTCGAACAGGCGCTTGGATATCTTGTTTGCGTCGAATACCGTCTGCCCCATTACGCCCCATTCGCCCAAACAGTACACCATATACGCATAAGGGTCGGTAAACTTGTAGCGTTCCAGCACATCTCTGTATTCCTGCGGCAGGTGTGGATTGTCCTTGTGTGTTGTCTTTAATACAACAGAATCCACTCCGGGTAAGGTCAATTCCTGCGTTACATAATTGAACAGCCAGTGTGTTCTTGCAACAGGATTGAACGATAAACCCAACCTGCACTTGACGTAAGGGTCTCTCAACCTTCTGTCCAGTTCTCTAATAACTTCAGGGTCGCTTTCTGCGTCTACTTCCTCGTACCAAACATCGGTAAGGTTCTCCCCGAATCCCGGCTTGTTTGCATATTCAGGACCTAAGTCCACGCCTTCTCTGGTAAACTGTATGGACTTTATATCCTCGATATAGTCCATGCCCTCAAACAGAATTGTATTGCCGTTCAGCTTGTTACGCATAATGTATTCAGGGTTCTTCCGCACGTCCCAGTACCTTAACAATTGCATTCTCTTGAGAGCGTTGTATATAAACGAAAAACAGGACTTCAAACAGTCTGTCTTTTGCTTCCGCAAACAAACAAGATTGCGGCCCGGAAACACAGTCAACTGTACAGCGTACATCTGCCCCATAAAATACGACTTGCCAGAACCAGAACCACCGTACAACACCAAATATCGGGGCACCTTGAACAATAACGGATAGTAAACACCGTTGAATAACCTAGGGTCCAAATCTATATTGTTCTCCGTCGGCAACCCCTGCGTTAAATTTTTGCCCATGCTTTTCTTACCGCTTTCCGACTGAATTTTTAATTTGATTGTTTTGTGTCGAATATTTGAGAATAATATCTAAAGCACTATAATATCCGCAGGAAGGACATTCGTATTTTGCTGATTTTATAGGGAACTTGATTCTCTTTCCGCATACAGGACACACGTTTTGTTTATTGCTTGATTTTTTAGGCTTTGCAACTCTTTCTGTATACTTAAAATCTATTGGATAGACAAAATTGCAATTCATACAACGATAATGTGCTTTGTTTTCGTTATAAATTATTTCTTCCCTGCAAACAGGACATCTTATTTTCCCGTGTCTCTCGATTTTTTGCTTGAACTGTTCGTAACATTTGGAACGATAATATAGGTCTATATTCATTTTCATCAGCCAAACTGGATTCAATTTTGTTCCGCAATTTTTGCAATAAGCGCTATATTCAATTTCAATGTAAGGATCTCGGTTATTTTTATGTACTTCGTTTCTGTCCTCTTTCAGTCTCCATTCGACTTTGCATTTGCATTGTGGACAACGCTCTTTTTTCGACAGTTTTGTGTAATTATTTAATTTATTACTCATTCCATTCCCCTTTCACTCGTATTCCATTTTCAATCTGTTTTTGCAATTTTGCAGAGAAAAACGACTTTTTATTTTTGCTTTTACGAACACAGTTTTTATTTTTTTGCGTTTTTACAACTTTAAGTACATTTTTACATCTTTTGTCTGTATTTGCAAGTATTCTGCCGGGGCCAGAGCCAGAGGGAGCTTGAAGATGGTTTCCCCTTGCAAACGCAAGGAGAATTTTCTTTTTCAAGAAAACCATCTGTCGCCGTACGCCTTCGCCTTCGGTCGTCTCAGAAGAGCAATTGTATGCAGAGTATCGCTTGCTACTCCAGCCTAAAGCACTCTGCACCCCCATTCAGGAGCCCTAACCCCATATAATATTTATTTTTACAAGGTGGTTCGGTATATGTATCCACCTTGGGCATTGCAATAATTGCCGATTGCAATACCCACCTTAAAGCGTTTCAATTTACTACTGGTCGCCACCTCTGCTGTGTTTGATATCGGAGACGCTTCGCAACTGTCTATACTCCGTCAGCCTTGGCATGTTTCAGATAAATAAAAAGGCTGATTTCCTATATTTTGAATCAGCCTTGCTATTGAATCTTTTCTTACAATGTTGTATACTCTTGTTAGAGTTCCAGTTGAGTCAGATTCTTGGCATCTGATTCTCGGCCAACGGCCGATTGGACTCTTTTTTTTGGCCCTTTTATTTCTAAATAAATCCTTCTTCCTACATCATACCACTCTCCAAAAGATTGTCAAATTTCCAAAACGTATTTGTTCTGCAAAACCAACTTTACAGAACAGTAAAAGCAGGTATACTGAAAACAGCCAGCCTGCCACGTGCAGACAAAGTTCCTGAAAACGTCCTGCTTCGCAAGGCGTTTTTAATTGTAAAGAATGAAATGACACCGAAACGCACGCTCTTTTTTCTTAATTTACCGCTATCTTTAACGAATAATTATGCATTTTTTTGTCAAACACAGAAATTTTAATCGCGCACCCGCAGCAACACAAATACTGAAAAACACATATTCGCACACAAGCGATTGACAGGCATAAAGAATGAAAGT